GGCTCCGGCTCAACCCTAATAGCCTGCGAGAAAACCAACCGTAAATGCTACGGCATGGAGATAGATCCTCACTACTGCTCAGTCATAATAGAGCGCTGGCAAAACTTCACAGGTAAGGAGGCGAAACACATTGGCTGATCCAACCGTCAAGCGTTTGTTAGACGCTAAAGAATTAGAGCAAGTAGAGAAGCTATCGGGCTTAGGTATGAACATAAAACAAATCAGCTATATTATAGGCGTTTCAAAGAAAACAATGGACCGCAGAGTTAAAGATCAACCCGAAGTAGCTGACTCAGTAGAAAAAGGTAGAGCGCTAGCTTTGGCTAATGTAACAAAGACTGCATATCAAATGGCAGTATCAGGTACTAACCCTACTTTCACTATGTTTTGGCTTAAATGCAGAGCTGGCTGGTCTGAGACAGACGCAGAGCAAGGCGAGCAGGAGAAGTACAAAGCACCAACTACTCTTAAAAGAGTTGTGTGAGACAAAACGAAAAACAAGTAGCAGCCTTCGAAGATACCTCCCGACATCGCTATCTATGTTGTGGCAGACGGGGAGGCAAAACGTTTATGGTAGTTGAAGAACTGCTAAGGGCTGTAGACCAGGCGCCATACCGTGGTGAAGTAGTTTACATCGGACCTACCAACACTCATGCAAAAGAACTTATCTGGGAACCTATAGAAGAAGCTCTAGACGAACTCGGTTGGCGATACAAAGCCATGGTTTCTAAGCAGCGCTTTGAGCTAATGGGTAAGCGTAAGATCTATGTGATAGGTGCTGAGAAGATATCGAGGATAAGAGGTAGAGCTTTAGTGTTCGCAGCCTTCGACGAACTCGCATACTTTCAATCAGACCTAGAGGAAGTTTGGAGAGCGGTTAGACCTGCATTGTCAGACCACAAAGGTAGATCGATTGCAGCGACTACACCAGACGGTAAAGGCTCGCAAGCTTATGAATGGTTTACTCGGGCTAAGACAGATCCTCAGTGGTCGCTACATCAGTGGTATACGTTAGATAATCCATGGATAGATCCTGATGAGATAGAAGATGCCAAGCGTGATCTAGATGAGAAGTCTTTCAGGCAAGAATACTTAGCGAGTTGGGAGTCATTCGAAGGTCTGGCTTACTACAACTATGATGAGGATCTACACGTTAAGACACAGCCTCCTATCAATCCAGAGAAGGCTCTACACCTATCATTCGATTTCAACGTCAATCCGACTACACTGCTACTCTCCCAACGGCATGGCGATACATTGCGATACAAATTAGAGTATTCTTTAAAGCATTCTAGTACTGAGAAGACGGTAGAACAGTTTTGCAATGATTTTAAAGACAAGGCAGAATACATTAAACTCAAAATAAGAGGCGATGCATCAGGAAAGTCGAGAAGTAGCACGACAGGTAAGTCAGACTATTTCTATGTTGAAGAGGTTCTAAAGCAGTTCGGGTTTAACTATGAGTTCGAACTATTGCCTAAGAATCCTCCCATCATCGACCGAGTGAAGCATGTAAACGGTTGGCTTAGACCAGTGGCAGGCAACCATAGGATAGAGATCGATCCACAATGTAAGGACTTGATTCGAGACTTATCATCCCAGGAGCTCAATGGAAGGCATCCTAGCGATAAGAACAACCTCGGACACAAGGCAGATGCATTAGGTTATGATGTCTACTATGAGCAGAAGATAGGTAGCAGAAAGAAAAGCCGAACACTGGAGCTATAGACAATGCCGTTGCAAGATACTATTCATTCAATCGTTAAAGATATCCAAGGTCATAAGCAGGTACTAAATCAGAATAAGTCTCTATTTGAGATCTATGAAGGTGACTTGCTGCCTCATATCTTGTGCAAGCTCCAAGCTCAGCTATCTCCTCAGTCATACAAGTATGCATCGCAAAGAGTAGCTCCAATAAATGTTCTTCGTAGAATTATCGATAAGCTAAGTACCATATATCAGCATAACCCGATGCGAGAAGTAGTTGACGGGAATGACGCCGATGCCGAGTTAGTATCTTGGTATGAAGATAAGCTATCGATTGATGAGGTATTCAATCAATCAAATGAGTTCATCAATCTACAGAAGAACAATCTAGTAGAGCTGTTTATAGACAATGGCATGCCTAAGATGAGATCGCATTCTGCGCATAGGTTCTATGTCTATAGCGATAACAAAGTAGATCCTACAGTTCCTACTCATGTGATCACCTTCGATAGCGACTACTCTACTATGGCAGGCAAGGGAGATAAGCTACATGTCTACTCTGCTGATCAGTTCTATATCATCGATAGCGATGGAAACATTCAGCATGAGGATATGCTAGCGCTAGGCAATCCAGATGGTATTAACTTCTATGGCGCTTTGCCGTTTGTATATGCGAGTAACTCATCTAATCTTTTAATACCTCTACCTGATTCCGATACTCTTGAGATGACTACATTGATACCGATCCTTCTCACTGATCTAAATCATGCTGTTCAATTCCAGAGTTTCAGTATGCTATACGGCATCGATATAGACGTGAAAGATATAGTCAAGTCACCTAATGCTTTCTTAGATCTCAAGTCAGATCCTCAATCAGACAAGAACCCACAGATAGGCTCGATCAAACCTGAAGTCGATATCGATCAGGTACTAGGTTTAATCGCTTCTGAGTTTTCTCTGTGGCTCAACACTAGAGGTATCAAGCCAGGATCTATCGGCACACTAAACAGAGATAACTTTGCTTCGGGTGTTTCTAAGCTTATCGATGAGATGGACGTCTCAGAGAACAGACAAAAGCAGGTGACGGTTTATAAGAATGTTGAGAAAGACTTCTGGGATCTCCTGCTACACAAGATGCATCCATTCTGGGTAGCTAATGGAATGATAGAGAACAGACATCTATTCTCAGCTAGCGCCAAGGTAGTCACTAACTTTAAGCCTCAAGTTCCTATGCTCAGACGTGGCGATATGGTTAGGGATCTGTCTGAAGAGATCGATAAGGGCTTCACTACTAAGAAGCGAGCGATCAAGAATCTCAATCCTCAGATGAGCGATAATGAGATAGATGAGCTTCTATTAGAGATCGATCAAGAGAATATTATCACTGTCAGGAGTGAAGATGGCATGGCAACGGATCAGAATTGATCTACCTGCTAAATTCAACAAGAACGATCGAGAGGCAATAGCTTCCGAGATAATAGATCATATCAAGTCTAGGTCACAATCAGGCAAAGGCTTCTATCATGAGACTGGTAGAGAGCGTAGATTCCCTCGATACTCAAAAGAATATGCCAAAGCTAAAGGTCAAACCAATGTCGATCTAGAGAAATCTGGTGAGATGTTAGCAGCCATGAGATTGCTATCGAGCAAAACAGATAGCCTATTGATCGGATATGATAACGGCAGCCCGTGGAATGAGAGAGCAGAAGGAAACGCGCTAGGCAGTTATGGCGATAGTCCTAACCCAGATAAGGCTAGACCGTTTCTAGGTATCCTCAAGTCAGATCTAAACTCGATCATCGCTAAGTATGATGAGGCAGAGAGTGGGAAATAGAGGTAACAGAGCTCAGCTAGATCTAAAGAAAGCCATCGCCAAACTAGAGAAGGTCTTCGGCAGGACACAGAAGCAGAAGCGTAAGGAATTACTGAAGAAGATGGCATTAGTGTCTATTGATATCGTCGTCAAAAGAACTCGCAAAGGCTTTGGAGTTAAGCGACCTGATGGCAACCGCAAGAGGCTGGCTAGGTTGACTGATAGATATGTAGATTACCGGAAAAAGAACAAGGCTAGGCTCTCAAGAACTACCTCACCTAGAAAATCTAATTTAACATTTACCGGTCAGATGCTATCTAATGTTAAGATATTAAACATAAATGATTCTAGATTCGAGATCGGACCATCTGGTAGGCGAGATAATGGCAAGCGAAGTGCTGATGTAGCCCGGTGGGTATCGGCTAAGCGACCTTTCATGAACTTAGGCAAAGCAGAGGTTACGGAATTAAACTCAATACTGAGCAAAGAATTCCGATCAAGAATCAAGAAAGATTTCTAGGAGATTTGTTATCATGACAGAAGGCACCGATTCCGTGAGTCAGCCAGAAGTTGAACCTGCTACCAGTGGTAGTGAAAGCAGTAGCGATACTGTGAAGTACGACACCTACAAAAAGGTTCTCAGTGAGAAAAAACGTAGGGACGAAGAAGTTAGGGAGTTAAGGGAAGAATTAGATAAGAGAACTGCTGCTGAGAAGCAAGCGGCTGAGAAAGAACTAGAGCAACAAAGCAAGTATAAAGAGCTGCTAGATTTAAGAACGTCTGAACTGCAGAAAGCGCAAGCCGAAGCTAATGAGATGAAATCCAGTAGACAGCAGGCGATGAAGCTCGATTCATTCTTGGAATCTCTAGATTCTAAACTACCTAAACAGTATTGGGGCCTGGTAGATCTAGAAGCTATCAAACTTAATCCTGATACTAACGAAGTTGATGAAGGCTCAGTAGCATCATCTGTGGAGATTTTTAGAAAGTCTTACCCAGAGGTTCTACTCAAGAAAGCCGGTTCAACAGGTTTACCTACTTCTGCGCCAAGTGGTACTGCGGCAGCGACAACAGGAGATATTCCCTTTAGCAAGCTTAGTGCTAGCGAGCGGAATAAAGTCTTAGCTGCTGATCTACTTAACTTAAAAAAGGCATAGATCAACTAACTAAAATATAATGGAGCATTATCATGGCTGATATGGGTAACACGGAAGTTGCTGCTACAGTTGAAGAACGCATTAGTTCTGAGATTCAGAAACAACTCATCGAGATGTCAAAACTAGTACCTACTGTTCAAAACTTCTCTGGGTTAGCTCAGAAGGGTAACGACACTATTAAAGTTCCTCGTGCTGATAACTTTACTGTCGATGATAAGACAGAGAATACTGCTGTCACAGCGCAGGTTCTTACTTACGCCACAGATAGCTTGGCGCTAGACAAGTATAAAGTAATCCAGGTTCTACTAGAAGATGATGCTGAGCTTAACGCAATGCCTGACATTGTAGCTGACATCATCGGTAGAATGGCTCGACAGATTGCATTGCAGGTTGATACCGATATCGTAACAGCTCTAGAGGCTGCCTCTGCTGCTACTCCTGATCATCGTATCGCTTATGCTGGCGCTTCTTTAGCTCAAGCCGATATCCTAGAAGCGCGCCGTTTGTTGCACGTTCAAAACGTACCATTCAATGAGTGTTTCCTAGGTGTCTCTCCTGCACAAGAAAAGTCATTGCTTGCCATCGCTGACTTTGTTCGCGCTGACTCTTATGGCGATGCTGCTGGTTTACGCATGGGAGAGCTCGGTAGGATATACGGTTCTACTGTAATCATGTCCAATGAGTTCGATGATCTAAAGACTATGGTCTGGCATCCGACACACGTTGGCTTTGCTATGCATAGAGAAGCTCGATTTGAGCAGGACCGTCAACTAGACAAGTTAGCTAACCTGTATTCCGTAGCTCAGAAGTACGGAACGGTTACAATGGATTCAGGAAAGCGAGCAGTCTTGTTAGGATCAGCAGCTTAATTCTTAATAGGCTGTATCTTCTACTATGGATGGTGGAGGGTAGAGCCTTTGTAGGTTCTAATGGCTGGCAAAACAGTTTGGATGTCTCCTCGTTTCGTTAAAGCTTCATCAGCTCAATCGCTGGTGGTAGCTATGGCGCGTAATAATCTATTAGCTGCTATCGAGTATAAGTACTTCGATATCGGTATGCAGGGTAATGAATGGTTCGCCTGGTATCTAGCAGATACATCAGACCTTATACAAGTGAGGTTTAGCGATGGCTAACGATACCTATCTAACCATACCTTGTGATTCTCAAACGCTTGAGTTTCAGAAGTTTGCGCTAGATGGCGATGGCAAGGTCATTGTCAAAACATCGGCAACAGGTATCTTTAAACCAAGCGGTTTGAATATCGCCGGTAAGTTTACTCTAGTCACTCTCAACTCTGCTACCTGGACAGCTCTACCACCAACTGCATTGGCTAATAGAAACGCGATGTCAATACAGAACAAAGCAGCGATCGAGATCAAGCTGAATTATGATGTAGGTGTAGCTGGCTATGAGGGTATAGTGATTCCACCAGGTGGAGAGAGATTCTATGATATAACTGACGACATCGTAATCTATGCTAAAGCAGCAAGCGGAACTCCTATCATCGGTGTTGAGGAAATTAGCTAGTGGCTAACATTGCAGGTAGTGCAGGAGCGCAAGATACCAATGTAGTAGCATCTCCCTCAATCGAGAATGTTACTATACCTTCTGCTAATACTGAGTTTAGTCACAGCTTACCCGCGAACTCTAAGCGCTTCACATTGAAGAACAGAGGCAACGGGTTAATCAAGTTAGCTTATGTAGCGGCTACTACTGGAACTGTCTGGTTTACAGTAGAGCCAGGAACTACTTATGAAGAGTCAGAGATAAGGAAAGATCTCCTTACCTTCTATTTTCAAAGTTCCATAGCTGGAGATATATTGGAGATTATTAGTTGGTCCTAAAGATTGAAATCTGCCTGCCGAGTAAAATTGCTAGTCAGTTTATTTTACTCTACATAAGAAGGAATATCTAAAATGGGTGTAACTAATCGTTTAGTATTTGATCCAACAGATGCTGATTCAATCGCGGCATCATCTTCTATCGGTGCGTTTGTTCGTGCCGGCACTGATGGTGATCTCATTGGATCGGAAACCTTAAACTCTCTCGAATGGCTAAGAACTTCCGGCCCTATTATCGATAGTGCTGGAAACGAAGTAGCAGTTACTTCAAACGCTTTAGATGTAAACATTGCATCGGGCTCACTCTCTACTGCTTATGCTTATGCGGAAGATTCAGCCTTCACTAACGCCGATGAAGGTATCCATAACCTAACAGTCCGTCAAGATACCCTAGCTACTTCTACATCTGCCGATGGCGATTATGGCTCTATGAAGTCGAACGCCAAGGGCGAAGTCTACATCAAAGATGCTGATGTATTAGCTCAGTTAGTTTCTGGTGTTACTGTTACAGCTACAGACCTTGATATCAGAAATCTTGTGTTCGCTACTGATACAGTAGATGTATCAGGTTCTGAAGTTTCTCTAGACACCGCTACATTGGCAGCTCTTGAGACTATTACAGTGGTAGCTACTCAGTTAGATATCGATGACCTTAACGCAACCGATGATGCTGTATCAGCTTGGATGGCAGATGGAGCAGGAACGGCGATTACTTCAACTGGTGGAGCTATCGATGTAAACATTGCATCAGGTGTTTCTCTAGATGTAGATGATGACCTTGCTAACACAGCGATACAGAACACAGCGACTGCGGTATCTACAACTGCGATCAATGTTGTAGGTTCTGCATTGGCTGGAAGAAAGTGGCTCTACCTTTCTAACGAAGGCAACAAGTCTTTGTTCTTCGGTATGGCTACTGGCTTGACAGCAGCAAACGGTTTTCCAATGCATCCAGGACAGCAGATGGAGGTCCGAGTAGGTCCCGCAGTAGCTCCTAAGATCATCGGTGGAAGCGGCGCATCAGCAGAAGATATGCGAGTAATGGAACTAAGTTAATTTAAATGGGAGACGTTAGATGACTAAGGCAAAAGCGACTACAAAGGATTCTAGCGTTTCCCAGATTAGTTTTACAGAAGAAGAACACGAAACACTAATCAAGTTCCTCAACATGATTGCTAACCATGCTGCATTCAACAACATGGATCTAAAGAAATCTCACGAACTAGCCCAGCTCAATATCAAAGTAATTAATCTATCTCGAAAGATCGAAGATCATATCTTTGAGATAAAGAAGGTCACAACCAAAGGCGCTAAATAATGGGTTTCGGTCAAAACGATAACGATGATGTAAAGATAAAAGGCGCTGCCGATACCGTCATAGGGCAGGTCGCGGATCGCCTTAAGGTTACTGGTGTGACATCCCCTAATTTCTCACCAAGTCAGTTAATATCATTCAAGTCTAGCGACAATATTTCTCTTACAAGCAATGTAACCTACGACACGCTGCACAGTGTGGCGGGCTCTGGTGTTTTAATTGGCGCTTCATTTGTTATTGATAATGACGATATAGAATGCCGCGTCCAAATAGATGGCTTTACGGTGTTCGAGTTTAAAGGTTCTTTTTTAAAAGAAGTAGTAAATGAGGACGCTAGGTATTTAGCTAATGGTATTTTCGGTTGTGAAGGTGGCGGGAAAAGATTGTATTTTACCCCGTCGCTACCTATACCCTACGCCTCTTCTTTAACATTCTCAGCGAGAAAATCAGGCAAAAAAGTCAAGTACCAACTCTACACTTACTCGAAGGTTTAGCCGTGATTAATTTATCTTGGGAAGAGTTTAAGCAAGCGCTGGCATCAGCTACATTTAGAAAGCGATACGTTGAGACAGACAGAAAAATCTACCTATACGCTGGGGATAGTTCGTTCGCGTTTCACTGTACACTGTACGCTTCCAGCGATGACGAAACAGATTTCGTCGATAATTATAAATCTGGGTTTACTGCAAAAGTAGATAACATAGACCCAGTAACACAAGAGACTTTAGTTACCATATCCCATCAGCCCCCTTTCGCCTCAAAGACAGTTGGGGGACTAAAGCTCTATAACCGCACGACTGGCAAAAGCTTTGCTGTAACAGCGACCACACAAGATTTAAAGTTCGAGATTCCTTTTGCTCAAATGAAGTTTAACGGGATTGAAATCATTGGCGCTACACTTGGAGATAGCGTTAATCTATTTGTATGGGATAGCACTACAGGAACTTATACAACGGTAGCAAACTACCAGCTTAATCAGTTCGGCTATACGGTCTACCCAGCTCCTGATTTCTTCAGTAGAAAATCAAACTACGATGCAGACCTGTTGATAGATATGCAGATAGTTGTTGAGTACACATCAGTAGACGCCAAAGACATCTACATAAACTATGACATCCACGAGTTGAAAGCATGAACAGACATATCTCTATAGGTGAGAGCAGACAAAAGAAGTTTAAGATATTCTCTAAGCTGACAGAGATAGTCGAAGGTGTAGGTCATAGCCATGTATTCATATCTTGGAAAGATGATCTAGGGTTGCGCTGGGTGGCAGAAGCCAAGGGATCAGGAGTAAGGGTTATCTCCAATGTAGAGTTTAAGAGAGATAGCCAGGTCATCAATCTATACCGCTACTACTGCGACGATGATAAACATAATGCAGTAGTCAAATACATCTGGGAGGAATCTCCTAAATCCTACGGCTACCTACAGATACTAGGTCTGTTCTATATGAGAGCTGCTAACTACATATCCAGAAGGTTAGGCAGGGCTTCCAACGTCTATGGCAATCCATTTAGAGATGGAGATGCTAGCCAGATATGTTGTGAGTTCGCTTTGAATATCGCAGCTATCGCTTTAGGTATTAAGATACCTTCTAATGTTGAAAACTTTGGATTGATAGAAACAAGAGAATTCAACATTATGAATGGTGATAAACAACCTCAAGAGCTAGTGAGCAGAATCAACGGAGTATCTAATGCTTAATGACCAAAGAGTGATATTCGATAACGGCGGAACTCTTATTGATATAACCCGTGAGATGAACGATTTTCGCAACGGGACTTTTGCTCTATCCTATTCGGCTATTGATGAGGATTATATCTATGTCGGTTCTGATTATCCTTTTAATCATCAATATTTTGATCTCTCTACCGTTAATGTTGTTCCTGCCTCTGTCACCGTGGAGCTCTGGGGAGGAGAAGGAACTGGATGGATAAGCGCTATCGATATTCTAGACTTCACCAGGCCAACAAACGCGAGCCTTGGAGCTAGCCAGCATATCACTTGGAAGCGCAACCGAGATGATCCATGGATTAGACAAGACAAAAGCACTGAGGTAACAGGTCTAGAAACCGGACCTCTAATCTATGGCTTCTATTGGGTTAGGTTTAGTTGGAATGCTAACATCATCTGTGATGTAGACCATATCGGCAATAAGTTCTCATCAGACGATGACCTATATAGCCTCTATCCCGATTTCAACAACCAGAGTATGCGAGATCAGTGGGAACAAGGTGAGCCAGCAGGAACTAAGCTAGACTGGAATGAGCAATCCTATATAGCGGCTAGCTCGATAATGACAGATCTCAAGGCTGGCAATATCATCCTCTCTGATTCTCAGCTCATGGACTTTGAGATATTCAATCTCCCGTCAATCCATAAGACAGCAGAGTTGATCTATAGGGGAATGGGTAAAGCCTTTGCAGAAGATCTGCTATCTGCTAGAAATGCTTATAAGGAATCAATCGATTTTAAGAACATGCGAGTAGATAAGAACCAAGACGGGAATCTGTCTAAGGCTGAGAAATCTACTTCCTTCACCTATATGAGACGCTAGTGACAAAGATCTCAGATATCACTAACGAGCTGCACAGCATACTGGGCGCAACATTGCCTGCTTATGCGAGGATTCCTGACTCGATTGATATCGAAGATAACTCAGAGACCTACTTACGCAAGGGCTACAGCATACTGATAGGCGCTACAGTCCCTGAGCAGATCACGGTCAAGTCTCACCTAGACCAAACTAGAGAGTTCGGCATCAGCCTGATTCAGCAGGTCTACCAGAGTGAGCACAATGCTACAGGCATAGAATCAGCGAAATTAGCTGTTATGGAAGATGGCTATACGCTTTTGAGGGAATTACATCTAACTAATGATACAATATCAGGCAATGCAATAGATTGTAATTTTGTAGGTGACAACGGGGTAGACTACCTGGAAGGTGAGAGAAATAAGTATTACTTCCTCACATTGTCATTTGAAATAAAGTATCGACAGAACTTAGCCTAAGGAGTGGGTTTATAATGGCGATTGTTACTAGAAAATCGGCGTTCGCCGTTAAGGTAGAAACTACAGAGGGATCTCCTGTTTCACCTACAGCTACTACTGATTATATTCCGATCCAAGTAGATGCGACCATGAGCCCTGAAGTTGACACTTTGTCTAACGATGAACTCAGAGCGTCTATCGGTTCTTCTAAGTCAATCCTAGGAGCTGAGAATCCTACAGCCAGTGTTTCAGCTTACCTCAAAGGTTCTGGAGTAGCGGGGACTTCGCCGGATACTGGTGAGATGCTGAAAGCAGCCTTCGGTGCTGAAGCAGTCGCAGGATCGGAGTTCGATACTGTAGCCGCTTCCACTACTACGGTTGTTAAGGTGGATGCCGGAGAAGGCGTTAACTTCCAACGTGGCCAAGCTTTGCTGGTCAAACATGCTGCCTCTCCCTGGGAGATATCAGTAGTTGAGAGTATTGCGACCGATGACTTAACGCCGGTGTTTTCTTTGCAGAACGCTCCTGCTACATCAACTAACTTAGGCCAAGCTGTTACCTACTCACCAGTTAGTGATGGTCATCAGACGCTAAGCCTTTGGCAATATCTCGGCAACGGTGGCGCGGTCCAGATGGAATCAGGCGCTAGGGTTACTGAGCTAGGTGTAGAGTTCACAGCAGGTGAATTGATTAACGCTTCTTACTCTATGGAAGGTTTGGAGTATTACTTCAATCCTGTAGAGATCACAGCGACCGATACCTTTGTAGACTTCACAGATGATGATGGCACCTTTGCTGCTCAGATCACTGCTGACTTCTACAAAGATCCTCATGAGCTTGCTACTGCATTGACTACCGCGATGAACGCGACTGCGACCACAGAGACTCATACAGTCACCTATAGCGATACTACAGGCAAGTATACCTTTGCTGCTACAGGCGCTGTTTTCTCTCTACTCTGGAGTACAGGAACTAACACAGCTAACACTGTGGGGGATAAGATCGGCTTTACTGTAGCCTCTGATGATACAGGCGCTGTTGCTTATGAAGGTGACGATGCTCTAAGCTTCGCTTCTCCACAGTCTCCAAGCTTTGATGATTCTGATCCATTAGCTGCTAAAGATAACCGGGTTATGATCGGCGATCAGGCTGATGGTGGAGTATGCTTTCCAGCTTCTAGTGTTAGCTTCACTCTGTCTAATACCAAGAGAACTATCGATAGCATTTGTGCAGCATCTGCTAGATCTGGCTCTATCATTCAATCAAGAGAAGTTACGGTTTCTGTTACGGCTCTACTTGAGCAATACGATGCTGATCAGTATCGAAGGTTTAGAGAGAATGCAGATACTAAGTTCCAGTATAACTTTGGCACTAAGTCAGGTGGTAACTGGGTGGGAGGTAAGTCAGGAGCATTGACTATGCCAACTGTGACTATCTCAAGTTTCAATATCTCTGATGATGATGGTTTGATCACGTTGAACATGGATCTAGCAGCCTTCGTTAACAGCAATGGAGACGGAGAAGTTTACCTTAGCTTTGTTTAAGAATTCCTTTGCGGGAAGTAATGGGTTTACGGCAGGTGGAGATAACTTTCTGCCTGCCTTTTTTCTTGACGGGAGAAAGACATGAGCATGAATTTTGAGTTTATACCGGATGGTGATGAGTATGAAGGCAAGGTTATCCTTCGTGGTCTGAGTGTTGAGGAACGCCTTGATATGGGATCTACATTGATAGATCTAGAATCAGGTGTAGCCGGAGATACTACTAGCAAAGCTAGGGCTAACATCAGGCTAATGAAAGAATCGATCGCTCTAGTGAAAACTCATGTTGTTTCTGTCGATATCAAACACAAAGAATCAGGCACTGAATACAAGAGCTATAAGGATATCGAGAATGATCCCGATGCTCACTCTGTTATAATCGATCTAGGCTCTAGCTATATGGAGAAAATAGATCTGGGAAAGCTTTTAAAGCAGAGATCAAAAGGCAAGTCAGCGCAGCCTATAGAGGACACGTTATAGAATCTCCTGCTGCTGGGATTTTATCTGAGTATCAGTCTAGGAAGCGATTAGCAGAGTTAGGGTTTACTAGTTCGATGTCTGATCTACCCTGTAACAAGGGAGAAGCTTTTTGTCTGATATCATCGACGATAGACAGTCTGATAGCTAAGGACAGGAAGCAAGCTAACAAAAAGGGTAGATGATGGCTGCTGATATTACTTTCGACATTGATCTAAATACCAAGCAAGCTACCAGAGCTTTAGGTAAGTTTCAAAACTCAGCATCTAAATCATTCGATAGTATCGGCAATAGCCTCACATCTCTAAACGCTTTGGCTATAGGCTTTGTGGGAGTTCTCGCAGGTCAACAGGTTGT